TGTTAAAACGCCAGAAGATGCGTTAGAAAGTGTATAAAATGTGCCTCGTAATAGGGTAGTTGCATCGGGAAGTCTAATTGTTTGGTTTGCAGATCCAACCAATGCTTGAACTTGCGTAGATGCTGAAGTTAATACAGTTGTACCCCCCGCTGACGTTACCGCTGTAAACCCAACAACAGCATTATTAACTGCTACGTTGCCTATGCCTGGACTGCCAATACCACCCAATGAAACTCCTCCGTTGGCATACAACGTCATTGAATCCGTAGTAGCGGTGGATGCATTTTGAATAAAGTGAATGTCATCAGCATCCCAAGTAGCAATACCTAAGTCAGCTTTATTAGCTAGGAAATAGTGCGTGTTGGGTTGATTGATAGAGCTATTAGGGTACCCAGCGGCAGCATAGTCATAAGTAGAGCTATTTGTACCAATTTGTAAATAGTAGCCGGTGTTAAAGGTATCTGCGCCTATTTGAACTGCGCTATACGCAGTATTACTAGTACTTGTATTTTGTATGTTAATGCCGTTAACAATTGGGTCTGCGCCAGCAAAAGATGCAATTTGTCCTGATTGTGTAACGTTATATGTACCGTCACCTACGTTTAAAGTGCCAATGGCTGTAGTAGTGTTTGGTACATAAGTTAATATGTTTACGTTCCCAGAAGCATCTTCATTTACGGATTTACCCGCTGGGTAAGTAACAAATACGTTCACATCCCCGCTAAATGTTACCGCAGCATTAGAGTTACTAGAAGATAGTATTGTTGTGCGGGTTAGTGTTGGACCTGTAGTTGAATACGTACCAAGACCCACTTCCCAGTTTCCAGAAGAGTCGGTTGCACTGTAATAAGTTGTGTTTCCGTTGCCAATTACGGCAAAAGATTGAAAACCCGGAACTGAGCCACTTAAGGTAAAGCTAACAGTTGTGTTAGCCGTACCTGTCTGTTGGACTCTATCATTTAACGCTAGAGCCATTTAGGACCCCTTAAGAAGTAGCTGTTGTACTGTATGTAACTGATACTGTGTCGCCAGCAGTTGTTACTTTAGCAGTTGCAAAGTTACCAGCAGAATACAAAGTACCTGCTGTAGAACTTTGTGTGCTAACAGCACCCGCACCGGTAACTAAGAAACAACCACCCACTGTACCGCCAGCACCTGTAATGGTGTAGGTAATAGCTGTAGCAGCTGAAGTAGTTACGTTAGAAGGTGTTGTACCGCTTGAAGTGGCAGAAGCAAATACTGCTGTACCACGAACTGCTGATCCGCCAACTGTGTAGTTAACGAACTCAGTCCAACCAGCGTGTGAAGTCATTGTGTCAGCAGCTGTAAATGTTGCGCTACCTCCTGAAATCAAACCTAAGAAAGGTCCAACAACCGTGTATGCAGAACCTTTTAATAAAGTATCTAACATCAATTGTTTACCAACAGCATTAACCAAGTTAGGGAACTCTTCAGTCCACTTTACGTTGCCTTCTGCATCACGGCACTCAACATGGTAATAACCAGCTATACCAACAGTTTCTTGGCCTACGGCGTTTGCTTGTAGGGTAGCTACTGCGCTATCTCCAAACCCTTGTTTCTCTTTGTACATAAAAACTCCTAGTTAAGTTATTTAACAGGTACCCGAACCTGTCCACTACGATAAGCATCTTGCCTATTTTTACCATCTCCAAGCTGTTTAAGCAAGAACATTGACTCGTCAAACCTGTTTTTATACAAGGCAAGCATGTCTGCTTCGCCTTTCATGTATGTAATCGCTTCCATCAATGTGCCGTTCAACAGCGCTGAATCAAAATTATCACCTAACCAAGAAGTTCCAGAGGTAACAATTGATTGTGGATAGTAGAAATAATGCAATTCAACGCTGTAAGATTGATTCGGAGTTGGGCCTAATAAAATAGATAACTCAGTTGGAGCGCTTAATTGAGGTCCAAAAATAGCGTAAAACTTAGGAATTCCTGTGGAAGTAGGAGAAGGATAGGCCTCTCGAATGTAGTTAACATCCTTGTCCAATAGATACGTGTACTCGCCTGTAGTTCCTATTACTGCTAAAGAAAAAACAGATAAAAAATCATCAGGGCAGCCTAGGTATTTATTACTGGCAGTCAATGTTCCTGTTACGTTCTTACGTAACGCAGGTAACTGCACTGAGTTATATATCTTTTGTTCCGCTTGATCAATGAACGTATTCATGTCCACTGTAGGAAACGTATTTTCCGTATAGTCTTCAACAGCGGTAACTAATTCTGCGTAGTTCATTATGACATCCTAATCAAGGCTTCTTGGGCGGTGTTTGCAGGCATAACCACATTAAACGAGTTAGCTTGCCCTGCGTTTTGATCTTGACCAAAGTTATAAACAGCAACTGCTTTGTTGCCTTTACTGCTATTGTAGATTAGAGCACCCCTGGCAGTAAAGGTCGCACCTGTCCAAGTTACTGGGGTGTTAAAGCTTATGTAAGCAGTGCCAAACCCTGTGTTGATGGTTGCACCAGTCAAAGTTTTACCGCCTGCCGTATATCCGCCGCCTGTAGCCACTTCGCCCACGGTCGTATATACAGTTGTATCCGCACCCAAAACGGCGTTGCTGGTATACAAGGCAATTTTAAAAACATCCGTGCTAAAGTTATGCACAGCCTGGTACAGCTCGGCTTTAAAAGAGGTAGTCTGGGTTTGAGTAATGGGCATGGTCTACCTAGGTAATAGTTACTGTTAAATTACCAGTGAAAGTATACGCCACCGTAGGGCTAGATAGGGACTCAGGTATCATTCCAATTGAACCAATTGCACTGTCCCCAATCTGACCAAGGAACACGTTAAACTGGTCGTCTGGGGTTGGTCTTGGCTGGTACAAGGCAATCGCGTCTGAGACGTTACGGCGAGGCTCTAACTGCGGGTGTTTAGGGTCATAACACTCTTGGCAAACCTTGAGTGCGTTCCACTGAGTGCGAAGGCTGTTGAGCAAAAAGCGTTGACCACATTGATCACATATACCCAGCGCCTTTCTGCCGTAAGCATAGCTACTCATGGATACATAGTCCTTTCAGGGACTGCGTAATAACTTGCACGATCTCGGTCAGCATCGCCGATGAGCTTGAAGTTCTCTTCGTAGATTTGCTTAAGCAAAGTGATCCGGTCTGGAGCCACTTTAAGTGACAAGAAATAAGCCAAACCTGCCACTAAACAAGGCAAGAACCTAAAGTTTACATCCGCTGTGTTGGTGTAGTTTCCTGCGTCCTCAATGCGACGGATAGCGTAGTACACAAAAGTGTAAGGCACGGAATCGTCAGGGCACGGGAAGAAATACACCTTGGGTGTGATTGTTCTTTGGAAATACACCTGCGCAGGACGGCCTAATGTGCCGCCCTTGTTAGGCGTGTGTAACCATTCTGCCTGGCTAAAACGATTAACAACAACGTCAATGTTTTGGTTGCCCTGCGGAGAACGAACTACTGTTGAAAGCACATCTACAATGTTAGCCGGGAGATCGTACTCAAAATCGCCTGCTACCAAAGGTAATGTGTGTTCTTGAATAGTCCAAAGGTTCAAGCCACGACTAGCCCATTCTGCAAAAAGCAAATTTAAAGACCGGCGTGCCGTTCTTAGGTCATACCCGGTACGAGTTTCAATGCCGCAACGTTCATACGCTTCGGCAATAATTTCCTCAATATCCAGGTCGAAACTAGTCGTCCCTGAAGTAGCCATAAATTACATCTTAACTTTTGTAGAAGTCATTGAAAGTGCTTTTTTGTCCGCTGGCACATCTACTGTACCTGCGTACTTTTGCTTGTCAAAATCAACATCCACGCTTTCAGGCTTTTTGGCCTGTTCCGTAGACATAGACATAACAGCTCCACAACCCTTAATTGCTGCGCCGCAGCCACGTTTCTTAGTCATGATAGTTCCTTATTTGCAACCACGTTTCATCATACCACCCACTTTTTTGTGGGCGACCTTTGCTGGCTTGCCTGCATGGCTTGCCAACTTTTTGTCTTGCATCTTGTCATAAGCTGAAGGCTTTACGTCTCCACCTTTAGCGTATGCAGATTGAGGAGCAATCATCGGAAGATTTTTGCTCATTTTACCCGGCATTAATGCACGACCTTGACGGTCAGCAATTGCACCTGATTTCTTTTTAGTTGCCATAGCTTCTCCACCTTTCTTCATTTTCATAGAACCGCAGGCTTCCCCGCCGTCTTTCATATAGCCCATTTTGTTACGAACGGATGTCGGTAATTTAGCTAATCCAGGATTAGCTTTTTTATCAACGGATTTCATTTTACTGCCTTTCCTGGCTTTTTAGCCGTTTTAGCTGATTGAATAAACGCCTGTTTTGTAGGCGCACCTTTTGTTCCAACTTTACGCATTTTCTCACCAGAACCCGCAGCTATGCGTTTTTTCTTTGCAGCGATATTTGCATACAATCCAGGCTTAGTTGCCATTATTTACTCCCCCAATGCCCCATTAAAAATCCAACAATTCCCGTAATGGCGCTTACTGCACCGCCCGCCCACATTAATGTTTTCCAACCACCACGAGCCTCTGATAAGGTTTTGTTAATTTCGGCTAAAGACTTTTTAATCTCTTCCATGTCTTGAACCATTTTATCCATATCGGTTTGTAGATGCCTGATCTCAGATGCGTGTGTGGCTAGTTCTCTGGCTTGTTCCATTAGATCACTCATTTAGCACTTCCATCTTTTTAAAGAGGCTGCCTTACGAGTAGGCTTGCCATTTTCATCTTTCATCGGACCAGGCATACCAGACATACGAGCGCAGAATGACTTCTTGCGTGCACCGCCTTGTGGTTGTGGGGCTTTTAGATTAGAACCCGTAGCCTTGTTGTACTTGGCTCTTCCCTTGGCAGTAAGCCCTGCGCCTTTTGACACAGGGAGCTTCTCGCCACGGCCTACTGCAAGAGAAGGAGTCTTCTTAGCCATAGTAAATCTGTGCTGAGTCAATATCGCTCATAAGGGCATAAATTCCATTACGCGCTACGATACCTTCTGCAGGGATAACAGGGGCATTTTGGTACTCGTCTGTTGCCTGAGTCTCATATGTTAGTAACCAACGATTTACACCGCTAACGTATGCTGCTGTTGGGGTAAGTGTAAT